TGTAATCGCAGCAATATCAATGGGTTAGCAGATGAGCCGTTTCAGATTTCTGAAATGCCCGTTTCAAAAAACTGTAATCGCAGCAATATCAATGGGTTAGCAGATGAGCCGTTTCAGATTTCTGAAATGCCCGTTTCAAAAAACTGTAACGATTCGTTTCAGATTTCTGAAATAATCGTTTCAAAAAACTGTAACGCTCCTATTACTGCAATAAAGAAAAATAAAGAAAATAAAAAAAAATATATATATTTTTATGTCGATTTCGAGACGCTCTGGAAACGGTATCCGCTCAAAGACGGTAAGGCCGAGGCAGAGGAGGCGTTCCGTGAGTCTGTTTGTTCGGAGGATGATTTGTCTGCGATATCTCAGGCTCTCACGAATTATCTTGCGCATCTGGCCGCGAATCCGTGGAAAAGTCCCAAGACGGGGAAAAGCTGGTTTCAGAATTGGCGTGATTGGGTGGATCATCGGGAGATATCTGCTTCGGATGCGCGGCGTAAAGAGGCCCTTTTAAGGGAACTGCAGGATGATATTGCTGGTTTGTATCGGTCGTTGGTTGGTGTGGCTCCAGAGCGGGAGCAGCAGCGGCGTAAGGCAATCAGGACAAAGGAGCGGATTGTTGATCTGCTTTCGGCTGATGTTTGGTCTGTTCAGTCCTACGATGAGTTTGTTTCTCTGACTTCCGAGCTTCGGCTGCTGCGGGGCGATGATCCGCGCCGTTCGGATTTGAGAGCCAGAATCGATAATCTTTTTTCTGCAAAAAAATAACATGGGGGTATGCATGTGTGTGCGCTATGCCTTGATTGCCGTGGGCTCTGGACCCGCTGAAAGGGGCGGTCTCTGCTCGCGCATACGGGCATTTCTCCGACGTGGCCCGCTCGACGGGGCGGCGATCGCGCGGATCGGGGCGGTGGAGTCGGCGGCGGCGGGGTTTTCAAATGAGCGCGCGGGCGCGCGAAATGTTGGTGACGGCGATAGCTGTTGCGGTCCGGATGCTGGCGATCTGTACGATCTTCCGGAGCCAAATTGATGCGGTTTTTTGAGGCGGGCGGTCAGCAAAACGGTATGCAAAAGGCGGTTGGTTATTGCAACAATCTGATTATTCAGTGCTTTTTACCAAGATGCCTGCTGATTACAGATCAGCAGCACCAGTTTCCCGGCAATATTCAGGCGGTATCGATTGCCATCAGGCCTGCGCGATTCGGCGGTCTGGACGTACCGGCTGGCATGATAATCGAGCGCGATTCGGCCGGCAGGATTCAGCGATCGAGGATGCATATCTCGATCAGGCGGGCGCGCTACAAGTCCGGTCAGGCAGCATTATGCCGATGGGAAAACCGGACCCTGATACCCCTCCCCCCCCTCCCCCCCTTCGATCGCGTGGAGTCCCACCTGCTTGAGCTATTGGGCCTTGCGACGCGGCCTTTTTTATTGCGTATGCAAGAGTCGTCTGCTTTTCTCATGGTGCTGTGCGCGTGTCGTACTGTCGTCCATGCTTCAAGCATCTGGCGTGCCGCTATGAGACTCAAAAAACTCATTGACAAACGGGTTTTTCCGGTGTAAAATTTAGCAAACTAGATTGTAAATTTCTTGCTATTTGGTGGTACCATGGGCGGAGACGGCAGCGGTCGCATAGCAGAACAGCTTACGGTGGCAGAGCTTCTGATGAACGACGAACAGTTCTCCGAGCTCGTGCGCTGCAAAACGGTCGGCGATTATCAGACCGTGCTCGACATGCTCATGCGGGTGATCCGTGGCGAACTGCACGACGAAGTGCTCGACTCCAAAAACGGCGTGATGATCAAGCGCTCTGCATCGCTGGCCGATCGAGTCAAGGCAGCCAAGGTCTGGAAAGAGATGACGCTCGACAAGATCATTGCCGACAAAAAGACCATCGGCGATGGCGATCAGGGCAATCTGCTCGATTATCTTTCAACACTCGATGGCGTAGCACGGGAGATTGCAGCAGCCAAGCGCGAAAAGGCCCGTCAGGTCGAACACACTGCGGAGGCAACAGGCAAGCTCGCCAGAATCGGAGCTGCAAGCTGATGGCGCGCGTCACCGTCGAGACCGACCGGCGCATCGCGGAAATTGTCCGTGAACTGTTCGACGACCGGGTCGGTTTTGTCAAGCACATCATCGGCGCAAACCCGAAACCGAATCAGCTGCAGCTGCTGGAAGACTTCGACAAGCACAATTTCATCTGCATCCGATCCGGGATCAATACCGGCAAAAGCGCTTCAGAAAGCTGGCTCATCCTGCATTACATGGCCACCCGTCCCGAGAGCAAAACGCTCTGCACCTCGCCGTCCAAGGACCAGCTCTACAACGTGCTCTGGTCTGAGCTCAATATGTGGCACAAGCGGATGCATCCGCTGTTTCGGGATATGTTCATCTGGCAAAAGACGCATTTTGTCCACAAGGATCATCCGCACTGGTTCGCCACCGCCCGCACCGCCACCAAAGACAACCCCGGCAGCCTTGCCGGTATTCACGCCCGCTATGTGATGCGCATTATCGATGAAGCTCCGTCGGTGTTCGATGGCGCGTTTGAGTACATCGAGGGCGCAACCGGCACGGAAGAGACCAAAGAGCTGATGTGTGGCAACCCGACGCACCTCACGGGTACGTTTTACGATGCATTCCATGCGTCCAGCTCGGCATATCACTTGATTCACTGGAACTGTCTGGACAATCTGGAGAGCAAAGGCGGCATGGTTCCGGATCGCGTAGTGGAGCGCATCGCGAAAAAATACGGTACCGAGAGCAATATGTATAAAATCCGCGTACTGGGCGATTTTCCTGACCGCGACGGCGACAGCTACATACCCTTTGAATGGGTTCAGGATGCCCTGCAGCGCGACATCCCGGATCAGCGCGACTACGGCAAGGTCTTCGGCTGCGATATCGCCCGCTACGGCAGCGACGATACCGTCATCGCCATACGCCAAGGCGATATGTTCCACCCCTATCACGTCCTCAAGAACAAAAGCACCATGGAAACGGCCGGATACATCGCCAAGCTCGCCAACGAGCAGAAGCCGGTCGCTCTATTCATCGACGTGATCGGCATTGGCGCTGGAGTCTTCGACCGGCTGGAAGAACTGGGGTATCCGGTCATACCGGTCAATGTCGCTGAAAGCCCGGCTCTTGATGATCGCCGCTATCACCGCCTGCGCGACGAGCTCTGGGGCAACATGCGCGACTGGCTGGAGTCGCGCCGGGGCCGTCTCTGGGATAACGCAGACAACGAACTGCTCGGGCAGCTCACCACGCCGCGCTATCAGATACTGAACAGCAGCGGCAAGGTCCGCATCGAGACCAAAGACGAGATGAAAAAACGCCTCGGCGCTGACGGCGCAAGCCCGAACATCGCCGATGCGCATAATCTCACGTTTGCACAGCCGGTCTCTGAATACCGCAAAGAGGTCGATGAGTTCTTTACTCACCAGCATGACGAGGGAGCCTTTGCATTTGCTCTCGATGATGAGGCGGGGTACTAAATGCCAGACGAACTGGTCAGCATTCAGGGCGGACGCGAATACGGACAGGCTTCACCGGTCGATCCACAGGCCGCAGCCAGCGCCAGGGCGGAGCTTGCGCGCTACATCAAGGAGATATTTGAAGACTTCAAACAGGCTCGCCGGCCCTATGAACAGATCTGGGAAGAGTGCTGGCTCAACTATCTCGGTCAGTACCAGCCGAACCTGAACTGGAAGCACAAGACTGAGGGCAAAAGCAGGCGTAGCCGCATCTTCATCAAACTCACCACCCTGAAATGCCACACCGCGCATGCGAAAATCATCGATCTCTATGCTGGCCGTGGCGGCATACCCTTTTCTGCAATGCCCGTGCAGTATGAAGCACTGGGGCTGAACATCGACGAGGCCAAGGCGATCGCCTCGCGCGCACAGCAGCGCCTGCGCGATCATTTCCGGCTGATCGAGCTGGAAGAGGTCATGGACAACGCCATACTGGAGATGACGATCCTCGGCAATGCCGTGCTCAAGGGGCCTATTCTGGAGACCCGGCGTGAGCCGAACGTCATGGTCCGCACGATCGGCGGCATGCCGGTCAACCAGATTATCTCAGACGTAAACCCGTACGAGATCGGCTGGACTGAAACGACAGTTCCAGTTATCGACCATGTGCCGCTCTGGGAGTATTATTGCGATGTCAATGCCAAGAGCGCCAAAGACAGTATCGGCGAAATTCAGTTTCAGCGGCTGCTGCCGGCGCACTTCAAGCGGCTCGCCTATCAGGGCGGATTCGACAAGGAAGCGGTTCTGGAAGCGTCATTGCGCGCGTCATTGCGCGACGCGGACGAGCATTACAAGCACATTCAGCTCGGCGACAACTACACCGGCGAGCGCGGCGTGAAAGACAGCCGGATCAGCGTTCTGGAGTATCAGGGCATCGTTCCGGCGGGTCTGCTCCGCGCGCATGGTACTGCTGTGCCGCGTGATCTGCATGACGATGACGGCATCGAGGCGATTGTGCATCTGGCAGCAGATGGCATCGTCATCAAGGCGGTCGTGAACCCGCTCCGCAACCGGCAATTCCGCAACTGCCCGTACAAAAAGCGGCCGCACAGCATTTACGGCCATGGTGTTGCCGAGGCAATGCGGGACAGCCAGAAGATGATCAATTCCGCCGCGCGGCTGCTCATCGACAACAAGGCGCTGAGCGGCAACGGCATGGTTGCCGTCAATATCGACCGCATCAACACCAAGCGCACGACCAATCTCGATGTTTACCCCGGCAAGACGTGGTACATCAAGGGCAATTACGATCCCCGTCAGGCCATCGACAGCATCAGCTTCAACGATGTCACCCTCGGGCTGCAGCAGCTGATCGAGCTGATGGAGCGTTTTGCCGACGAGGCTACCGGCATACCCAAATACACCACCGGCATGCAGGATTCATTTCTGAACAAGACCATGGGCGGCATGTCCATGCTCATCTCGCAGATGAACGTGAACCTGAAGGTGCCGGTCAAAAACATCGACGATTACTGGATCGAGCCGATCGTGGAGGATATGCACGACTGGTTCATGACCTTTGCGCCCGATACCGGGGCGAACATCCCGCTGCGTATCAAGGCAACCGGAGCCGACAGTCTGATGGCCAAGGAGATCAAGCTGGAGCAGTATGCCAAGGCCATGCAGGTGACGAGCGCGCCGCAGGATGCGATCTTTGTGGATCGCGTCAAGCTGATGAAGGCGATATTCGATCTGCTGGAGACCACCGACATCATGCGTACCGACGAAGAGATCAAGCAGATCATGGATCACATGAGTGCCGCCAGCACGGCCGGCAAAGACATGCGCGAAATCGTCGACATCGATCGCCTCTTCCCGCTGCTGACGGCGCAGGAGCAGGCGCAAGTGCTGGAGCAGCTCGGCATTCAGCCCGATCCGCAGCGCATGCAGGGCGTGGCGGGCGCTCCGCCGGCCGGTCAGGCGGCTGCAGCGGCGGAACCGGCCATGCCGCAGGAGGTGCCGGCATGAGCATCGAGCGCGCACTGCAGGGCTTTGACGCATACCGGCAGCTGATCGAACGGCTGCACGACAAGCGCATGGAGGTGCTGGCGGCGCTCAGGAGCGCCGACGGCACCGAGCTGTACCGCGCGCAAGGGGAAATGCGCGCGCTGGACCATGTGTTCGACGTGCTCACCGAAGAGCCGATCGAGCCGGCCAGCACCGACCATGAGCACGATCACTATGCGTAACGATGCCGCGACTATCCGCCCATGGCGGACCGCAGGCATGCAATAACACGGGGCTACTCGCCATGACGGCGAATCCCGAAACAGTGGAGGCATCCATGGCAGCAGCAGACGCAGCAGAACAGGAAACTGGGCAGGTCGCATCGGCTGAGTACGATGCCGGCTATGCGCTTGCACAGGCAACAGGGCAGGATCAGGGCAGCAACGACAGCAGCAACACTGCGGAACCGGCAGCTGAACCGGCCACAGACGAGCAGCCATCTGCCGCACCGGCGGCTGATGCACCTGCCGAGAAACCGGCGGCTGAGGCTCCGCCCAAAGAAGACCATCGCGAAAAGGCATTGCGCGACACGCAGCGCTGGGCTACCACGCTGCTGGAGCGCAACAAGGCGCTGGAGCAGCAGCTTGCAGCGCTGAAGGCCGGCACCGGTTCGCAGGAGCGGGTTGACGCTGCCCAACGGGCGGTAGACAACGCGCAAGGAAAGCTCGATGACATGATCGAGCAGGTCAGCGCCGACTACCCCGAGCTGCAGCAGCCGCTGCAGGCCGTGGTCACCACGCTCAACGAACTGCGGAGCGAAGTGGCAACGCTCAAGCAGGGGCAGGAGCGGTCATCGTCGCAGGCCGCCGCCGATGCTTCGCGGCAGGTCTTTGAGGCTCTGGTGAAGCCGAAGCTGCTCCAAGCGCATCCCGATTACGAATCGCTGGTTGCGCGCACGGATGCCGATGGCAGGCTGATCGCCAACCCAGAATTTTTCCAATGGGCTGAAGGCCAGCGTCCCGCATTGCGGTATGCTGCGCTTGACAGTCTGGACGCGGACGATATGATCTGGGCGATCGGTGAGTACAAAAAATATCGCGGCACGCCCGAGGCGGCCGCAATCCGGCAGCGTGACGCTGCTGAAAAACGAGAAAAACTGCAGAACACCGTAACGCTGCGCGGCTCCGGCGGCACACCGTTTCCGGTCGCGGCTGCTGGCAGCGCCGACCCGGACGACTACGACGCCGGCTTCGCTCTTGCCATCGGCAAAAAATAGCGGCGAGCGGGCGATTCTGCTGAACAGGAGACGAGATTATGCAGACATCAGACATTTCCCAGCGCACTCAGGGCTATGCTGACGGAAAACTGCTCGAACGGGCAAAAGCCAATAATATCCTCGCGCAGCTCGGCGGCGTGCGTCCGCTCCCCAAAAACAAGGGCCTGACCATCATCGCCCGCCGCTACAACAAGCTCGACAGCACCCCGCAGGTGCTGCAGGAGGGGGTTACCCCGACCGGCAAGACCAGCACCAAGACCGACGTGTACGGCCAGCTCCGCCAGCTCGGCGATTGGGTCGGGTTCACCGATGTCATCCAGGACACGCACGAAGACCCGGTGCTGAACGAACACCTTGCCATGCTCGCTGAACAGGCTCCCGAGATGTATGACAAGTTCTATGCCGGCATTCTGAAGGCTGGCACGAACGTAGTCTATGCAAACGGTTCGGCGCGCAACGCCGTCAATACGGCAATCTCCGATACCATCGTGCAGAAGATCACCCGCGTTCTGGAGCGTCAGGAGGCCAAGCGTCTGCGCGAGATCGTGCAGGCCGGTCCCGCCATCGCAACCGTGCCGATCCCGCCCGCGTTTGTTGCTGCGTGTCATTGCGACTTCCGCAAGGACCTCGAAGCGCTGACCGGCTGGGTGCCGGTGCACAAGTACCCCAACCAGAACGGCCTGCTGGAAGGCGAGGCCGGTTCAGTCGGCCTGTTGCGCGTCGTGTTCGACAACAACCTGACCCCGTGGGCCGATGCCGGCGGATCCAAAGGCTCCATGATCTCTACCAGTGGAACCTATGCGGACGTATATCCGTTTCTGGTCTTCGGCAAGGACGCATTCGACACGGTGCCGCTTGGCGGCAAGGGATCGATCCAGACGCTCATCAACAACCCCAAGGCGGTCAACGGCGATGAACTGGCGCAGCGCGGCAGCATCGGCTGGAAGGGCTATACCACGGCCATCATCACCAACGACCTCTGGATGGTGAGGCTCGAAGCGGCCTGCACCAACCTGTAAGAAAGCGAGGAAACGCATATGGCATTGCAGATTGCTACAGGAACCATCACCGGCACCGGAGCGGCCATCAACGTCGGCATCGGCTTTGTGCCGCAGTATGTCAAGGTTTACAACCCCAACGATTCCCATTCCAAGTGGGCAACGATGGAGTGGTTTGCCGGCATGCCTGACGGCCATGGCCTCAAAGGGCTCAAGGTGGTCGATTCCGGCTCCACCGGCGATGCATCGCAGGCGAAGATCACCAGTAACGGCATCAGCGCCTATGCCGGTTCGGGCATGCCGGTTGCGCTGAGCGGCACGGTCGCCGTCAGCGCCGGCAGCGCCGTGGTGACCGGTACCTCGACCAGATTCACGACCGAGCTGAAGGTGAATGATCTCATCAACATCGGCGGCGTGCTCCGCCGTGTTGTAGACATTGCCAGCGCAACGAGCCTGACGGTCGATCAGAAGTACGAAGCTGCACAATCGGGCGTTACGGCGCTCAATCAGGCAGGCGTTGCAAAAGGCTTTACCATCGGCGCAGATGCCGACCTGAACGCCAGCGGCGAAGTGATGCACTACTTCGCCATCGGACAGTAACAACCCTGTGGCGGGAGCCCGCAGCGGCTCCCGCCCTCTTCACTGCGAGGACTTTATGGCAAAACAGGATATTTTACCGGAAGCTGCAGCAGCAGAACCCGTAGACAGCGGAAGACCGCAGGGCGCAGAAACCTTTATCGACGATATCCGCGACGAGCTGAAACAGCAACGGAAAGTCACCATTTTGATCCCGAGCACCGAGCGCGAGAAAGACGCGGTCGTGGTCGGCATCAACGGCTATGTCTACAACATTCCGCGCGACAAGGAGTGCGTCGTGCCGGAGGCGGTGGTCCATGTGCTGAACAACGCCGTGATCACCGATTACGAACTTCAGAAGCGTCCTGTCGGACAGGACGGCAATGAGATGGTCGAGCGCAAGGTGCAGCGCTTCGCCTTCAGCCAGAAAGCATAGCGCACGGTCATGGCGATCTCAGCATCAGACATACATATGCTGCTTTCAGGGGGTGCATCCAACAGCGATCCTGCCCTGTCGCTGGGCGGTGCAGTCTCATCGGTCGCAATTACCGATAACGTGCTGCATAACCTGTGGGATCGGGTGACGGCAGCTGAGGCAAACGCCGGCGATACCGAGTATCGCGCCTTTTATATCAAAAACACCAGTGCTGAGACCTGGCAAAACGTCAAGCTCTGGCTCGAAACGAACACGCCTGCCGATGACTCCATTGAAATCGGTATTGAGTCTTCCAACGGCAGCCCGAAGCAGAGCATTGCATCAGAGGGTGAAGCACCGTCTGGCATATCGTTTTCGGCTCCGAGCAGCAAGGCAACCGGTCTGTCACTCGGCAATATTGCTGCCGGCGAGGTGCGCATGATCTGGATGAGGCGTATTGTACCGGCGGCGTGCGCATCGTACAGCAACAACAGCTATACCCTGAGCATGGAAGGTGATGCAGCATGAGTTTGCGGAATCAGAACTTCGCGTTCAGCACGCTCGGCGGATCGGTAGCCATCGGCGCAGCCCAGCTCGCCGTTGCATCGGGGCATGCGCCGCGCTTTCCGTCCAGCGGAGCGTTCCGCGCCGTCATCTGGGGCGCTGCCTATGCGTCTCCCATTGATGATCCGAACCGGGAGATTGTCACGCTCACCTATGCAGGGGGAGACGTGTTTAAGTGTAGCAAGGCGGCGGAAGGCACTACTGATCGCGCATGGGCTATCGGCGATAACATTGCGCACGTGATTACAGCCGGCCGCATTGACGAGGCGCAAGCCCCGGTCGGATCGTATCTTATGTTATCAGGATCAACCATACCGCCCGGATACCTGCCATGCGAGGGCGGCCTTATCTCCATGAGTCTGTACCGCGATCTGATCGATTACTGGTACTCGTGCGCAATGCCCACTCAGAGCTGCGCGCCCTACGGACTGGGAACGGGTACGGCAGTCACCTGCAACAGCGCAACCAATCAGATCACCTGGACAGCGCATAATCTGGCCGATGGAGATACCGTATGCTTCACGGCTGCAACCATGCCGTCTGGAGTTCAGCCCAATCGTCCTTACTATGTCCTATACGTTGATGCAAATACAATCAAGATAGCACTGACTCCGGGCGGTTCGGCAGTGTCTCTTGGAAGCGCAGGAACATCGGTGCTCGGGTACACGCAGGTGAAGTTACCGGCGGTGCAGGGGCGCGTGCCGAGAGTGGTTGCGAATGGATCAAGCAATGACCCCGACCGAGCATCGAGAACTGATCGCGGCGATGGTCAAACGGGTGATTATGTTGGAACAAAACAGTCCTATTCAAATTATTCTCATACGCATACAAGCTCTGCAAGTTCTACTGCAACACCGACCGGTTCCGGGAATTTGAACTTTAATCAAATACAGATTGAGCAGATTTCTGGAGGTGCTTCTGTTGTCAGTTCAGTGTGTGGCGGGCCGTACTCGTGCGGTTCGAGCAATGTATCACTCTCGCTCAGCACCACAGTTTCTACCAGCGTCACAATTAACCCCAGTGGCGGCAACGAGGCTCGAATGATCAATTTTAACGTTGCTTTGGCAATCAAGTATTAGTTCGGAGGCCGTATGCTCGTGCATTTTTACAATGAACAGAACGTTTACATCGGCAGCCGGGACGCTTATCAAGACCCCGAAGAACTGAAGCGCGGGCGCATTGTGTATTTGATCCCTGATTCAGCGACCGACATACCGCCGCTGCCGATCGTTACCGGCAAGGATGTGGTTTTCGACGGATCGAAATGGAACTATGTTGACCGTGATCCTGGCATCCTGCCGCCGCAGCCAACGCCTGAAGATATGGTCGTGGCACATACCGCTGAAATGCTGGCCGCTACCGATCGGGACGTTCCTCGATCCGTAGAGGATTTATACGATATTCTGCTGGCCAAGAACGTCATAAAGGCAGATGACATACCGCTAAAGCTGAGCGAGAAACTGGATCAGAAGAAACGGCTCAGGGATGAGCTGCGCAGCCTCTTATCCACAATTAACTCCGATGTAAGCACTACCGGAGCGGAGGGATCATCGTTTTGATTTCCAAGGATGTCTATGGTGCGCTGCTCTATGGAGCCCCATTTAAGGGTGCCGCCAGCGTATCCAAGGCTATTACCTTCCGGTACGATATCGCGATTGAAAAGGTCTCTGGTACGTTCCGGTATGACCTTGCGATGGAAAAGGTCTCTGGTACGTTCCGGTACCGCATCGCGATTGAACCAGTATCCATTACGTTCCGGTACGACATCGCCACGGTGCCGGTCGGCGTGTCCATGAGGTTCAGGTACCATGTCGGCTCCATCAGCCCGATTGCCGGTGTGGCCCGTGGCGCATCTGATGGTATCAGCGCGTCTGACTACGCAGGGGTTGCCGCTATCGTCGGCGCTCAGCATGCAGACGCGCGCCGTATCGGCGGCAGTGCAGTATCGTGAGATCGTGACTTACTGACAGGGAGGTTTGCGGTGATCGTTCTGGAAATGATTAACAAGATTCAGACGCTGTTGCGGCTCCCTCTTTCTGCGTCGCTGGCCGATCAGCATGCCAAGCTGCTCTTGGCGTTCATCAACCAGGTGCAGCGCGATTTCATGGCCGAAGGCACTACGTGGGATCAGTGCAAGCTCTATGGCTCGTTTCAGACGGTGGCAGGGGTGTCACTCTATACGGTCTCCATTGCCGATCTCGGGCCCGGAATTGAAGAGCTCGATACGATCAGGGAGCTCTGCATTGCCGGCATGTCGGAGCCGCTGCGCATGTTTGACTCCGATGAGGATTTCCGCGCCATCAAGCGCAGTCATCAGGGCGCGCTCGGGCTACCGCTGGCCTATCGACGGTATAGCCGCACCGGTACGGCCATTGTGGTGGAGCTCTGTCCGGTGCCCGATCAGGTCTACACGGTGGAGGTCGAGGCGCTGCAGAAGCCGCCGCTGCTCATCAATGCCACCGATGTGCCGCTGCTCGACCCCGATACCATAATAGCCGGGGCGCTCGCGCTGGCGATGGATGAGCAGGGTCAGGACGCATCGGTCAAGATGGATGCGTTCCGGATCAAGCTCGGCATCACCAGCCAAAACGAGGGTGACAGCAACTGGGGCGATGTGGTGCCGGCATGACGCAGCGCGCCGGCATAGCACGACTCGGCAACCTGACCGGCGGCGAGGCTACGGTATTTCCGGCGTCGGCAATGCCGTCCAAATTCAGCTGCCTCATGCAGAACTGTCATGTGTCGGAATCGGGCAGCATCGCCAAGATTCCGGGCTATGTGCGTGTCAATGCTGCGTCGTGCGGCGTTCAGCTGACGAGCGGATTCCGCTACCGGATGATGGACGGCACGGTGGTCACGCTGGTGGCCGGCGGCGGCACGATCTACCGGCTCGTCGGCGACGCGCTCAGCCCGATCAAGACCGGGCTCAATACGTCTGCGCTGCTGTCATTTGCGGCCATCGGCAATACCTGCATTATCGTAAACGGGGTTGACCCGCACATGAAATATGACGGTAACAACGTGACCGAACTCGGCGCGAACGTGCCGGCGCACTGCTTTTTTGCGCACGTGCACAAGGGGCGCGTCTGGATGCTCGGCCGCGACGGCATCGCGTACCATTCCGCGCTCAATGCGCCGACCGATTTCAGCACCCCGGTCAATGCCGGCTACATCGATTTCAAGTTCGTGCTCAAACGCGGCGTTGAGCTGCTGGACTGCAAGACCTATATCGATCTGCAGGTCTTTTTCTTCCGCGATGCGGTGGTCATCTACGCCGGCAGCAACCCGACCAGCGAGGGCGATTACCGGATCGTGCAGCAGATCGACGAGACCGGCATCGCGCGCAGCAATGGATCGTGCCCGTTCGGGACCGATCTGGTCTTTGTTGCTCCCAGCGGTATCAAGACGCTCCGGCAGGTGGTGGCTACCGGAGGCTTGGGGTTTGTCGGCAATCTCGATCAGGCGATCGCGGCGGAGCTGTATCAGGATATCAAGCGCGCGGGTTCGCTGTCGGTCTGCCACTATCCGGCGCGCGGATGGCTCGTCTTTCAGATCGGCAATGTAATCCGCATTTACAACTATGTCTACAAGGCATGGGGCCGTCTGGTCGGCGGGGCGATCAATCATGTGTTCAGCGATGACGCGGGCGAGATGTTTTTCTGCGGCAACGGCTATCTGTACCGCTACGGCACCGGCTGGACGTTCGACGGCGCGCTGCCGGAGATGATCTGGGAAACGGCATGGCTGACGCTCTCGCGGCAGGGCTTCAAGACGTACCCGAAGATTCTTGAGATTACCGCGTTTCCGGAGCGGCCGCTGTCGCTGCAGATGGAGACCATGTTCGACATGGCTCCACCCATGGCCGGACAGACCACGCAGATCGAGATCGGACCGCTGAACATGACCGACATCGATGCCGTGACCGACTGGGACGGCCTGTACCCGATCGATGAAGTGCTCTTTACCAGTCTGCGCGTGCCGCTGTTTGGCGGCGGCAGGATGATGCGGCTCCGGTTCCGCAATGTATCGGCGCTGCCGGTGTCCATTGCCGATCTGGCAATCCAATACCAACAGGGAGGTTTCTGACATGCGATCAATACTATGCGTAGTGCTGCTGATCCTTCTGTGCTGCCTGCCGGCGGCGGCGGGACAGCATGACTTCGACATCACGACCGCCGATGCCAATACCGGCCTGACCTTCCGGCAGGCGGTCAATGCGGCGCTGCAGGCGCTTGCGACCAACTCCAGCGGATCGACGGCTCCCAGCAATCCCTACCCGTATATGTTCTGGGCGGACACGACGGCCAACAAGCTCAAGATGCGCAACGGCGGCAATACGACCTGGATCGATATCGGCGATCTCGACCTGAACAACCTCGGCATGCTCTATGCAAGCGGCACCAATGTCTTTACCGTTGACCAGAAGCTCAAGGGCGCGGCAAAAATCTGGCGCTTCATTGATACGAGCGTCGGCGGCAATGAGTGGGGAATCAGGAGCAGCGGAAGCAAATTCGAGATACTGGAAAACACCGCAACCTCAAACCCTGAAGACTACCCGGCATGGACGGTGCGCGGCTCATTCAGTGCGACGGCTACCACAACGACCGGGGATTTCTCGGCATCCGGCAACAAGATCACCTTTGGCGATGGCGCGGCCGGCAACAAGCGCATTGTCGCAAACAATGCGGATACCAACAAGCCGGAAATCAGGTTCAACGATACGGCTAAGGCGTGGGAGTTCAGCAATAACGGGTCGCAGTTTTCAGGCTTGTCTCATGGTGTGCTCCAATACACATCGAGCGGGTCCTTTGTAGCACCGGCTGGCGTTTACGGCGTGGTGGTAACCATGTGCGGCGGCGGTGGCGGCGGTGCAACGGGATCAGCGGAGATTACGCCGCTCGGCGGTGCCGGACAGTTCATTCAGCGCTATGTGTCTGTTACTCCCTATACGACCTATGCGATCACCATCGGAAGCGGTGGCGCTCCGGGTGCCTATAGCGGAAACAGCGGTGCCAGTGGCGGAACGACCTCGTTCGCATCGTTGGCAAGTGCCGCAGGCGGCGGTGGCGCTCTGGGGTATGATGTTGGTAACGCAAACGGAACCTCCTACGATCCTTATGGGCTCAATGGCTCGTTTATTGGTGGCGGTTACTGTGCCGGCGGTGGCGGAGCGTCGTATCCATACGTCGGGGCATATGGTGCAAACGGATATTTGAGGGTGCAATGGTAGTGCGCGAACTGTCGGAGCAGGAGCTGCCGCTGCTCGTTCCTGAGCTGGGGCCGGCCATGTTTGGCAGTTCCGCATGGCTGCGCGATTTTTCTCCCGACCGGGCGCTCGCTTCATGGCGGGAGTTTATGCGGCTCGGCATCGGCGTTGTTTTTGTGCTGGAGGATCAGGGCGGTAAGCTCTGCGGCATGCTCGGGGCCATTGCCCTGCCCGATCCGCACACACACGATACGAAAGCGACCGAACTGTTTTGGGTGATGTTGCCGGGGCATCGGGGCCATGGCCTGAAGCTGCTGGCGGCCTATGAGCACTGGGCGGCGCGGCAGGGATGCCGTTTTATCACCCTGTGCCACATGGCTGATTCGATGCCCGACCGCTTAAAAACCGTGTACGAGCGCCGAGGCTATCGTGTCTCAGAAGTGGCGTATACCAAGGAGGTGTGCTGATGGCTGCATTTTCAACCATTGCGACCGCTGCAGGATTGGCGATTTCGGCTGCCGGAACGACTGCCAGTATTGTCCAGGGCAGTAAGGCAGGCAAAGGCGGCGGCGGTGCGCCGCCCACACCGGCCAGCTATTATTCGTACGAGTATGACCACAACGGCAATCTCGTGCAGGGTGCGTCGCAGGTCTGGGACCCGGTCCGCAATGCCTATATCACCATGCCACGCCAGCTTTCTGCTGAAGAGCGGCAGGAGATGGCGCTCCGCACGCAGATACGCACCAAAATGCTCAACAATCTGAACGCAACTCCCGATGACCGCAAGGCAGCGTATGAGGAGATCAAGAACACCTTTGTCGCATCGATGCGTAAAGGCACTGACCGAGAGTTTGCGAAGCTCCAACGCTCCACCGAGGAGAGCATGGAGGCGCGCGGCATGACCGGCAGCCGCGCCGATGTGGACACTCATGCCGAACTCGCTCAGTCCAAGCTCGAAAGCGATGCCGATGTGGAGCAGAAAGGCGTGCTCATGGCCCGCGCCGCCGAGCAGCAGGATCAGCAGACATGGCTCAATACGCTGAACGCGCTGGACTCCGGCGCGCGCGCCGATGCAGCGCAGCGCATGGCGGAGCTCGGCATTGCTCAAAACAGCATCAACAGCGCGTCCGCCGCGCTGCTGGGGGCGTACAATGCGCAGAGTCAGGATCAGCTGGCACGCTGGAAGATCAAAAGCGACCAGAACCAGAAACTCCTGGGCACTGCTTCGGGGCTGGCGTATATGTATGGTTACCTTGGCAACAAGCGCGATCAATCCATGCTGCCGGGTGCATCGGGCAAGAGCACGCTGGCCTTTGATGTCTATAACGCATAAGGGGGTCTGCAATGAGCGATATCGCAACACCAAGAGTACCCGGCGCGGGGCTTGCGTCTCTGTATGGCGGCCGGTCGAATCCGTATGACCGGAAGCTCCTGATCTCAAGCAAGGTCGCTGAAAATGCCGGCTATGCCCAGCCGTTTATCTATGCCATGATGGGCGCTGACATGGCAAAGAGCGAGCAGTGGGACGATGACATGCAGGCGCAGATCAACACGTATCTGCAGAAAAAGGCGGAGATCGAAGCCGCGAAGGACAAGCGCGAGGCGCTGAAATTCCAGCAGGAGACGATGAAGGAAAGCCTTGCCAATGCAAACGCCCTCTGGGACAGCCTCGTCGATCAGAACGGCAATCCCCTGCCCGACCGGGAGCGCGGTCAGGCGGTTATCGAGCGGATCAATCCGCTGCTCGTGCAGGCCGGCCTGCCGCCGCTGAGCGGCTTTGCCAAAGGCAACGGGGCGCTGTCGTTTGAGGCCGTTGTGCAGCAGGACGCTGACGGCAGGTGGGTGACCAAACAGGGGTATTTCCAGAACGGCAAGCTCTTCATGCAAAGCGGGGTGGACGATCAGGGCAAACCGACCTTTATGCCGGCCCCGGAAGGTGCTATGACGCTCAAGGATTATCTCGCCTGGCAAAAAGGCACTGAACCGTCGAGCGATTTTGCGCTCTTTTACAAGGCAATGAAAGCCAATGGCATGTCGGATGCGGAGATCAGCTCCGAGTGGGAGACGCGCAAGGTACGCATCGCGAACGCTTCGCGTCCGTCTGCAGGACCGAAAGAAGAAAGCCGCACGCCGGACATGAAAGAACTCGACCAGATCAATGCCGACCGGCGCAAAACAGGCCAGCCGGAGCTGACGCTGGAACAGTGGAAGAGCCAGAAGTCCGACATGAATGACCCCTACGGTATCAAGCAGTTTACGAAAAACAAGCTGCAGGAAAAGCAGGGCGCATCGGCGGTTGCGCCTGCTGCGCCGGTTGTGCCGCGGCAGACCCCCCCGGTGGAGCTCCCGCCGGTGCCCGGCGCGCAGAAGGCACCCGATGGCAAATGGTATGTGCGCGACCCCAGGAGCAGGAGCGGGTGGTCGCAGGTGGTGCAGTGATATGGCGCGTCTGGTACCGGTAGACATCGACCCGTTTGCTCATCCGGCCGCCGCTGCCCCGACGCTGAGACCGGTAGACTACGACCCGTTTGCGCCGGTCAATGATCCCGATGCGCTGCCGCCGGAAGCGGCGGCCTTTGCGACTGACTACGCGCCATCGGTGCTCGACAAGGCTGGCATCCAGCTCGAAAAAGTCAATCCGCACGTCAAACCCAAGCCCCGGTATCTGGAGGGTGATCAGCTGATCGATCAGGGCGATGCCACCACGCTGCCCAGCGGACAGCGCGAGGAGCTGCCCCACGACCCGGTCAGCGAGACGATGGCCGGTCTGGTCGGTGCAACGGTGGCGATTCCGGCGGGAGCGGCCGGCTGGATCGGTGATGTGCTGCGCCAGAAGCTGACGCGCGGCGAGGTGGACTGGGCAGGTTCGACTGCCGCGCTCAAGCAGTTCTGGGCAGAGAGCATACCGCATGCCGAGACGTTTCACGGCCAGACTGTCGAGGGACTGCTGGCGTTTCCGTTTACCGTCTATGCGACCGTTGTCGCAGATGGCGCAAAGAAATTGACGCGCGATCCGCAGATGCAAGCGGCGATCGAGGGAGCTGCGCTGGTGGCGGCGGTCGGTGCGCCGTTTGCCAAGCGGCCGGTGCAGGCCGGCATGCAGGCGGTGAGGGATTCGACGTGGTACCGGAAGGCTACGATCAACGAACGCGGTCTGGTGCCGCTTACGCCTGATGAGCTCGCCGCCAATTACGATGCGATGCTGAAGCGGGGATTCTCAGAGGCTGATCTGGCGAAAATGTCCCTTGCCTTCAAGCAGGAGGCGATCCGGCGGCGCGCCACGGGTGAGCAGGCCGCTCCGGAAGCGACGGCTGCGGAACCGGGCCCGCAGGCCTCGGCGGCCGCTGCGCCGCAACCCATGGGTGAACAGACGATACCGAAAAAACCGGCTTCGCCAGAGGCTCAGGAAGCGCCTGTTTCGACCGAACCCATACCGCAGGCAGGGGAAAAACCGGTCACGCTGAAGCCGGTGGACTTCGATCCGTTTGCGGATGCGGCAACGAGGGAAATGGACGCTATTCTGGCTGAAGGCGAGCAGGCAAAACAACAGTATCAGGCCGGCCTGCGCGCTCAGCAGCAGGCCGCTCCGGAAGCGGCGGCTGCGGAACCGGGCCCGCAGGCCTCGGCGGCCGCTGCGCCGCAACCCATGGGTGAACAGACGCTACTACCCGGAAAGCCTGCCGTGGCAGAGAAGCCGCAAGCGCCTCTGGAAACGGTTGATTATGAACCGTTTTACCGGTCGGCGCTCGCAAAGCTCCGCAAGGATAAAAACGCACAGCTGACCAAGCCGGAGGTAGATGCCTACTATTTTCACGGTCGGCCGACCGCGACCGCTGAAACTCCGCAGGAACTGATCGCAACGCTCGGCGTGGGCGGCTCGGGCAAGGGCTCGTTATTGGAGGCATTGGACCCGGCAGTGCGGAGCCAGTTTGTCGAGGTGAATTCCGATCATTACAAGGAACGCATGCGTCTGGAGCCGACCAATGAGGCACACGAGGAATCATCAGCGTATGCCAAGGAACTGTTGCAGAAAGCACTGGACACGGACAAGCATGTCATATACGATTCGCAGGGGACAAACTTTGCGCTGCTGAACGGCATGGTCGAAAAGGTGTTGAGCAAAGGCGGCAAGGTTAATCTGTCGATGATGTATGTTGATCCTGTCACTGCACGGGTACGTATCGGCATACGCGACGAGCTCTACAAACGCGATGGCAAGCATGTGCGACCGGTGCCTGAAGAGGCAACCATCAAGGGTGCGAACCGATCATTGCCAACGTTTATTGAAATGTTCCGCCGGTACCGGGATAACCCGAATGTGGAATTCCTCCTGCGCGACAACAATGCTGATGGCAGCTCGCCGCGTCTGGTGTTCTCGGGCAGCGGCGGCAATTTCACCATTGCGGATCAGGCATTGTTTGACTTGCTCATGCATACGGAGTATACTAAAAACGAAGGAGGTCATTATGAGCGAACAGACCCAATCACCAGCAAGCACCTTGCCGCAGCAGCAGACGAAATCAGAGCCCGCACCGAAAAAATCCTTTCACCAAAGAACAATCGAAGCGCTTCACGCAGCGGCCGAAAGTCCGAACTTCCATCCGTTCCTGAACAACAAGAAGTAACACCAGACGCATCCCCTCGGATCGAAGCGCCAGAACCGATAGGTGTAAACCTGCACACCTTCCGGCGGGGCGATTATGTGCGCGATGTGTATGACGGGACGGTTTATGAGGTAATCAATCCGGATCGTAATGGCATGGCTACGATCAGGGACAGCTCCGGATCGGTCAAAACATTGAATGCTTACAATAACCCGTACTATGAAGCTGCCGAACGTCCGGCAGCCGAACCCGAAAAGCCAGTGATCGCCGAAGGTGAAAAGCAGCAACCCGCTCCGGCGGAGCCTGAGCAGATCAAGGGCGATCCGTCGATGATGATTGCTGACTGGGTGCAGCGCCAGCTGACCACGGGACAGACGTTCACCAAGAAAGAGCTCTGGGACGTTGCCAACGAGGCATACGGCGGCCGCAAGTCCGAAGGCAAATATACGCCGAAGGATGCGTTTGATGCGCTTGAGCTTGGCATTAACCAGTTCATTGCTGAGCAGCCGCGCGCGGCCGTTACGACCGATCTGGCTACCGAAGCGGCATACCATGTAAGCCGTATCCGCAGCGTCATTCTGGAGAAGATTCCGTCTCAGTCCGGTCTGCGCACTGCCGAGACGGATGAGTTTCAGCAGTTCAGCACGCCGCCAGACCTTGCGTATGCAATGGCATGGACGGCGAATCTGAACCGCTCCGATACCGTGCTGGAACCCTCCGCCGGTGTCGGCGGCCTTGCGTCGTGGGCGAAAAGCGCTGACGTTGACAAGGTCTATGTGAACGAGCTTTCGCCGCGCCGCGCCGCGCTGCTCAAAGATCAGGGCTATGCTGCGGTCTTTACGGAAAACGCCGAGCAGCTGCACAATATCCTGCCGCCCGAAGTCAAGCCGACCGTGGTGCTGATGAATCCGCCCTTCTCTGCTACGGCCGGCCGCGTGCCGGGCCAGCGGGACAGCGCCAATGTGATCAAGCATCTCGATCAGGCGTTGCAGCGGCTGGAGCCGGGGGGCCGTCTGGTGGCGCTGATCGGCAAGTGGAAGCTCGGTGACAGCCGGGCGGTGCGGGACTGGTTTGCGACGATCGAGAAACAGTATGCGTTCCGCGCGATCATCGAGCTCTCCGGCAAGGGATATGAAAAGTACGGCACTACCTATGATAACCGCATTCTGGTGATTGACAAGGTGCCGGCATCAGGCGATACTGTAATCAAGGAGCGCTATGAGGATGTGCTCGATGCACTTCCGGCGCTCGGGAGGATACGCAATGAACGCAGCGACATTTCAGCAGATCAAGAAGCTCAACAACCTGCCGCTCAACCGCGAAGCGCTCAAACACCTGCAGGCGCTGGGCGTAAAAGCAGAACTGACCAGCCTGTACGTGCTGCAGCTGATTCAGTGGAATCTGGAGCGGACGGATTACGAACCGTACTTCCGGTATCAGCGGCGGATGATGGAGGACTTCCTGTACGTGCTGCAGCAGGAGGAGGATCAGCAGGCGGTGCTGGATTACCTGCTGATGGGGCCGCCGGAGGAACGCAGCGGCGACGGTCCGGACGTGGTGGCGGGCGATCTCCGCAAGCGCAGCCCGCAGGAAGCGGCGAGCCTGTTGACCGAACAGCTGCACGCAGTGATGTCGATCGACCGCCTGCTGACGGATTACCGGGAGATGCAGCTGGAGGGCTAGAGCCCGAACCGGGCATAACGGTTGAGATTGCTGCCGGACATCCGAAGGCTGCCGCCGGCGAGCTGACGGATGCCATATTTGAGACGTACCGGCCGGCAAAGGTCAGAATACCCGGAGCCAAGACCCATCCCGGCAAGCTCGTGCAGAGCGCGGCCATGGCTTCGGTTGAACCGCCGACACCTGCCTATATCCCTACCCTTTCCCGGAAACTGATCGAGCGCGGTGCGTTTTCGGATGCGCAGCTGGAGGCGATTGTCTACGCCGGGCAGGCGCACCAGCAGACGCTGCCGGACGGAACGCGTAAAGGATATTTTATCGGCGATGGTACCGGCGTGGGCAAGGGCCGGGAGATATCCGGCATCATTCTCGACAATTTCAATCAGGGCAGAAAAAAAGCGGTCTGGGTGTCCGAGCGTCAGGCGCTGGTGATGGATGCGGTGCGCGACTGGAAGGATATCGGCGGTGATCCTGAGAAGCTGGTACCGCAGGCCAAAACCAAGGCCGGTATGGACATTGCGGCCACGGACGGCATCATCTTCACCACGTACAAGCTCATATCGACCGGATCGGAAGCGAACAATACCGGCTCTGCGCTTGCGCAGAAAAAAGGCGCGAAGCAGTCGCGTCTGGAGCAGCTGATTCAATGGCTGGGCGATGATTTCGACGGGGTGCTGGTCTTTGACGAAGCCCATAATATGCAGAATGCCATCTCGATGCGGGGCAAACGCGGATCGACCAAGCCGTCGCTGCAGGCGCTGGCAGGCATGGAGCTGCAGCGGCGGGTGCCGAATGCCCGCGTAGTCTATGTGAGCGCTACCGGTGCGACTGAAGTGCGCAATCTGGCGTATGCTGACCGGCTCGGGCTCTGGGGTGAAGGCACTGCATTTGCAAACAAGCGGGACTTTATCGACAAGATCGCCTCTGGCGGGCTGGCTGCGATGGAAGTGGTGGCGCGCGACATGAAGGCGATGGGTGTGTATGATGCCCGGTCACTGTCCTACGATGATGTTACCTATGGCCGCCTTGAGCATGCGCTCACACCGGAGCAACGGGCGATCTACGATACTCTTGCTGAGGCATGGCAGATCGTGCTGCAGAACATCCATGAAGCGCTGCAGGTGACCAATCAGGGCTCAAACAGTAAGGCCAAGAGCGCGGCACTGGCGCAGTTCTGGGGTGCGCATCAGCGGTTTTTCAATCAGATCATTACGTCCATGCAGATGCCGTCGGTGCTGTCGGATATCCAGCGGAACCTCGATGCGGGCCACGCGGTCGTGCTGCAGCTGGTCAATACCAATGAGGCAACGCAGAAACGGCAGCACGCAAAGGTGAAGGATGAGGATGGCGATCTTGAGGACCTCGACCTGACTCCGCGCGAGGCGCTGATGCAGTACCTGGAACACGCATTTCCTACGCAAGTCTATCAGGAAGTGATGGGACCGGACGGCGAGGTGCGCTTTGTGCCGGCAGAGGATTCCAATGGCAATCCGGTGCAGAGCGCTGAGGCGATTGCCATGCGGGAGCGGCTGCTCGACCAGCTCGGCAGTCTCAAGGTGCCGGATGGGCCGCTTGAGTATATTCTGGGCTATTTCGGGTCCGAGCAGGTAGCGGAAGTAACAGGCCGCACGCAGCGTATTGTGCGCGTGACCGATGAGAGCGGCAAAACCAAGACGGTTGTGGAGCGCCGGAGCGCTCACGTCGCAGGAAAGGAAGCCGCAGAGTTTCAGCAGGACAAGCGGCGTATCCTTGTCTTTTCTGATGCCGGCAGTACCGGCCGCAGTTTCCACGCTGATAATACGGTCCAGAACCGGCGCAAGCGCATTCATTATCTGATCCAGCCGGGGTGGCGCGCCGACAAGGCGGTGCAGGGGTTCGGCCGCACGCACCGGACGAATCAGGCGCAGGCTCCGCATTATGTGCTGGTGACGACCGATCTGCAGGGGCAGCGGCGCTTTCTCTCGTCGATCGCCCGGCGGCTGAATCAGCTCGGGGCAATGACGCGCGGACAGCGCGACGCGGGGGCGCAGGGACTCTTCAGCGAAAAGGACAATCTCGAAAGTGTATACGCAAACGATGCGATTGAGCAGTTCATCCGTGATCTGCATAACCATGCTATTGCCGGGCTGGATTTGGCCTCCACCATGCGGATGATGGGACTGGACGGCATGATCGACCGGAACGGTAATCTCAACAGCACTAAACTGCCGGATGTGCCGCAGTTTCTGAACCGCCTGTTGTCGCTGCAGATCGATGTGCAGAACCATGTATTCAACGAATTTTACGAACGTCTCGAAAAAAATGTGGAGCTGGCGATCGCTACAGGAGAGCTGGATATCGGCATGGAAAACCTGAAGGCCGATGCGGTGTCCATTGTCGAGGAAAAGCCGGTTTATACGCAGCCGGAAACCGGAGCGGTTACCAGCTATGTGCAGCTGGAGGTCAAGCACAAGAACAAGCTCGTTTCCTTCACTGATGCTGCGAACATGGTCAAATTCAGGGGGTTCTATCGTAACCGCAAGAGCGGCCGCATCTGGGCGGTGCGGGATTATGGCAGCAGAACGGATGAGTATGGACTCGTCACGGGCGAGGTCAAGCTGGTCGGGCCGGAAAAGGGGCGCGAACAGGTTATGCCTGATTACCGTCTGGAGCAGGACGGCTGGGAGCCGGTTGCGCTGCATGATGCCGAAGCGCTCTGGGAAAAGGCATCCGCCGATGTGCCGCAATACCGGAGCGAGCGGGTGCATCTGATAATCGGCGCGTTGCTGCCGATCTGGGATCGGCTGTCTGCAGGACGGACCCGCGTGGTGCGGGTGCAGACGGATGACGGCCGCAGGTTGATCGGCCGGGAAATCCCCAACCGGGTGATCGATGAAACGCTCCGGCGGCTCGGGGCAAACCGCACGAAAGAAGCGGTGTCTCCGGACAATGCCATACGGATGATTCTTGACGATGGCGCTACGATCATGCTGGCTAACGGCTGGAAGGTGCGCCGGGCCCGTGTGGCTGGCGAGCGCCGCGTGGAGCTGATCGCCAGCGAAAGTCTGTATCCGTATGCGGCGGAGCTGCAGCGCGCCGGCCTGTTCAGCGAACGGGTGCAGTACGAAACGCGCTGGTTTGTGCCGGCCGGCGATGAGGCTCCTGCCGTATTTGAACGACTGACGAAGCACCGGCCGGTGACCGATGTGATGATGCCGGAGCGGAGCCGGGGCGGATCATCGGTGGTGACGCTCGATTTTATGGGGATGTCGCAGCTCTATGATGCTGCGGTGCGGCTGCTCAGATCGATCAATCCGAAGGCCGCTGCCAATGTCGCAGTGCAGAACCGGCCGCATGATCTGGGCTTTGTCAAGTCGCTGCTGGCATCGCCGGGCCGCATCGAGGGACCGGCAAGGTATTATGTGGTGCACGGCAAAAACGCGGTGCTCAAGCAGGACCGTCTGCGTGCGCTCGCGCATGACAAGCTGAAGGAGATATTTGGGCCGATCCGGCGCCGGGAGCTGATGGAGGAATTGACTGCGCTCGCATTTGAGGGCGATGCGCTCGGCAAGGAATTCAGCCCGGCGGAGCTGCAGCAGATGGGGGTGAGCGCTCCGGTGCAGCAGGCATATGGGACATGGCGGACGTTCCATAATCAGGTATGGCGCATGCTGAGCGCGCACCGGAAGGCATATGGCGGCGCAATGGGTAAACGCGAGGGCCATGTGCCGCATCTGTTTGAAAACTGGAATGTGTACGAGGTGGATGCTCAGGGAAACAATGCGGGTATTGCGGGTACATTCAGGAGTCTGCGCGAAGCGGTCAGCTTCGCCAATGCGCTGAATCCGGCGCAACAGTATCGGATACAGCCGAAGACGTTCCGGTTGCCGGATGAGGTGATTCAGCGCACGATTCTGAAGGATGCCAGTTACTTCAAGCTGGTGGAGAAGGTGGAAAACGCATTTACGCTAAATAGGGATCAGGCGTTTGATCTGGTGAACGATGTGGCGCGGCGTAAATCAAGACGGCGCATGTTCGGACCGGCAATGAAACGCTCGGGGCAGAGCGGCTTTGTCCGGGACGATCTGCACGATATCCTGAAACATTACTACGATTCCACTGCCCGGTATCTGGCGCTGGACGATTTCAAGGCGCGGGTTGTGCCAAAGTTTGAAAAGGATTTCGGGGTGGAGCTGGGGCGCGGGGATCAGGCGCTCCGGGACAGGAACATTGCCCGGTATGTGCAGGAATATATCAATGATCTGAATGGCGCTCCCGGAATGGTGGAGGACTTGATCGATGCCTCGATGAAGCGGTATCTCGGCGCGTTTGTCCGTACTGAGCGGCCGACGATCTGGACGGTGAACAAGCTGCTGCACTTGACCGGTGTGATGAAGCTGGGCCTGTTCAACCTGTCTGCCGGCGTGGTGAACCTGACGCAGCTGGTGAATACCTTCGCCAAGCTGCCGGCTGAGCATTTTGCATGGGCGCTGCAGCGTGCCATGCACCTGACTGACGCTGACCGTGCGGTGCTCCGGCGGATCGGCGTGCCGTATGATCTGGGGCTGGGTGATACCGGCGGGTATTCGATGGCACACAAGGGCGGCATGGCAGTGCAAGCTTCGATGGTCTTCTTTCAGGCAGCGGAGCGGGCGAACCGGGTTGTTACCGCACTTGCCGCATACCGCTATGCGCGCACGGGACTCGGGTATGCTGAGCGGCAGGCGCGGCAGTATGCGCGGCGCATGGTCGATGAAACGCAGTTCAATTACTCGGTGGCCGATACAGCCCGCATCTTTCGCAATCCGGCAGGCCGTCTGCTGGGGCAATTCAAGCCGTATGCCATTAAGCAGATCGAAGCGATCATGGGACTGAAAGGGGCCGAGCATATCAAGTTCTGGGTGCCGGTTCTGTTGATTGCCGGTGTCATGGGAATTCCGCTGGTTGAGGGGCTTGCCGAGTTTATCGAATGGCTGACCGGGAAGGACCCGCTGTTGGAAGTGAAAGGTTCTCTCATGCAATGGGCTGGCGCTGACGGTGCGCGGAAACGCGTGGCTGAGATCGTTCTGTACGGGGTGGGTTCGCAGGTGGGTGTGGATATTTCAAAGCGTACCGGGACCGGCGATATCCTGCCGAAGCGTCCGTCAGACCTGCTCGGTCCGACGATCGGCACCGTGCTGCAGGCAAAAAAGGTGCTCGAAAAAGGAGCCGACAGGACTGAACTGGTGCGGTCACTGACACCATCAGTCGGCAACATTCTGACGGCGATCGAGACGGCCCTGAACAACATGGACGTTGCTGATCCGCTCCGGCGCGAACGGATGAAGTATCATGCAACGATGTCTGATGTGATCGCCAAGGGGACCGGGTTCAGGCCGCTGCAGGAAGCCAAGCTCGCCGATGTTGAGCAGGTGCGGCAGTATTACACCAGGCAGTATCAGGACAAGACCAAACAGGCGGTTGACGGAATCATCGATGCGCTGATGCAGGGTGATCCTGACCGACTGGCAACCAGTATTGCCAAGGCTGCCGACAATGGCGTGGTGATTGATAGCCAGATGATTGAACGCGAGCTGATCAACAAAGTCGTACCGCAGGATATCCGGATGATCATGCAGACACCGACCATGGTCAGGCCGCAGTATCTCGACATCATGGACTTTGCGCGGTGATAGTGATACAATCTATTAGATTGTTTATTTCTATAAAGGAGATTGTACTATGGGGCGCGATCCGAACAAGTTTCTGTATCCGGAGCTGATCGAGCGATTTCTTGCCGGGTGCGCTGCGGCGGGCCATAACGTCATCATTACCCGTACCGATACGACGATTGATGAGCAGCGGGCGCTCTTTGCGCAGGGGCGCGATCCGCTCCCTCTGGTGAACGCGCTCCGGAAAGCAGCAAAGATGGCTCCGATTACGGCAGAGGAAAACCGCCGATGCGTCACGTGGACCATGAACAGCCTGCACTTTCCCGACCGTCACGGCCGCAGCCATGCCTTCGATTTCGGCATCATCCATAACGGCAAGTACATTACCAACGCAAAAGCGGATATTGATGAAGACCAGATTCCTGATTACGTTGAATGCGCCATGATCGGCGAGCGGCTCGGTCTGGTGTCGGGTCGGCATTTCCGCAATCCTGATCTGCCGCATTTGCAGCTGGCTCCGCAAAATACCGGTGATAACGGGAGGTGAAGGTGCAGGTAACGTCAATGGCCGAACACTCCGACGTGCTCATGCTCATCATAAGCAGCGTGCTGACTATTCTCGGGGTGTGCGTGATTGCCGTCACGAAAATGGCAGTCAAGTATTTTCAGAAACTCGAAACGGACGTATGCAATCTGTACGAATCGCGCAACGAGCATGCCGAACGTCTGGCAAAACTGGAAGCACAACACGAACAGAATCATGGTCCGATCGGACTGCAAAGGAGGAAGATGTGAAGAGTCAAAAAGCAGTGGATATGGTGTGCATGATGATCTTTATGCTGCTGTCGTTACTGGTAGCGGCCAGCATGGCGTTTGCTGCTGATCTGTACGGTGTGGATATCGGCGCGCTCTGCATGCTCTTTGGCCTCACTCCGCAGCAGACGGCTGTTGTCGCGGCGATATTTGCGGCGCTGTTTGCGATCTCCGAAGCGCTCGCGTTGATTCCGGCGGTCAAGGCGAATAGTCTCTTTCAGCTGCTGTACGGGTTGCTGAAAAAGGTTGCGGGAAAAGGTACCGCCGCAATACTGATCTTTTGCATTACGCTCGGTCTGCTGGCTGGCTGCGCCACTGCTCAGAATACTCAGCCGTATGAGATCGGCAAGGTGACCGCAGAGGCTATACTGTATGAGGCAAGGGTCATGCAGAATGCGGGCAAGCTCAGTGATGCCGATTTCCAGAAGATCAAGCGATCCTACGACCAGTATCGGGCGTGCCAGAATATCGTGATCGACACGCGGCTCTCTTTGCTGAAATCGTATAATGCCGATGTGAAGCTGCAGTATGACGCTGCACTGAAAAATCTGCCGATCATGCTGAAAGACCTCATGGATGTTGCTGCAGCATTTAACATAAATCTCGGATTCGGAGGTGTTCAATGATACTGAATGTTACGGCAGCGCTCCAGCTCGCGCCCGTCGTGCTCGATCTCGGCATGAAGATTTTCAGCGTCATCAGAAGCGGCGAGCCGCAGGATATCAGCGACGAAATCAAACGGCTGCAAGCATGCAGGCTCCGGCCAAGTGACGAGATCATTGCAGAGGCTGATCGTGCACGGGCGATTGATGCAATGCGATAGGCCCTGATCCACCAGACAGCAAAGGCAGGTCACGAGGACCTGCCTTTTTTGTGCAGTGGAGCCGAAGAACGGATTTGAACCGTCGACCTGCTCATTACGAGTGAGCTGCTCTACCAGCTGAGCTACTTCGGCATCGTCAGCAAACCGCAAAGCAGTCAGCAAAGCGGTCAGCAAAACATTTCATCATCATAATTATCGTTATTATTCAGTAACTTATAGCAGCATTTCGGATGATTACGAATCAGGCAAAAAAAATACGGTTTTTTGTGAAAAATGATGGTAACTTATTGATTTGTAATAGCTTGCTAATAGATTGTTATTTTCTTGCTTGCTGTTTTGATGTCTTATAAATCAATATGTTACGAGGTGCAGCGGTCAGCAGGCGGTCAGCAAACGGTCAGCAAAATCGCGCCTGATAAAGCAGGCAGGATCATGTATTTCCTGCCGCAGCGTCTGCGAATTTCTGCATGGCTTCGCGTTTGTGTTCGTCGAGGATATGTGCGTAGCGGTCGGTCATGCGGCTGTCGCTATGGCCGAGTATTTCCTGCAGGGCCCGCTTGTCGCGGGTGCGGTACAAAAACCATGTGGCAAAGGTATGGCGGAGGTCGTGAAAGCGAAAGTCGGTTATGCCCGCTCGGGTGCAGGCGTTTTTGAAGCCTCGCCGGTTGTCGCTCCGGATGGATTCGCCGCTTTTCACGGGGCTGGGAAAGACGTATTTTGACAGGATGCTCTGTTTGCGATATTCCTTGAGTTCGTGGGCAAGCTGCGGTGTCAGCGGTATGTTGATCTGCTTGTCGCGCTTGACCTGGCGCGTGATCGTCATGGTTTGGAAATCGATGTGCTCCCACATCATTTTATATACGCCGTCGGCGCGCAATCCGGTGTTGAGCGCGATGAGCACGGCCATGCGCATCTGCGGGCTTTCACATGCCTGCAGCAGCGCTGCCTGCTCGGCTTCCGTGAGGTACCGTATGCGCTCGTTGTTCTCGGGGAGCATGCGGATTTCGTTGAACAGGTCGTAGAGTTTGCAGAGCTTTGCCATGCGTTTGAGGGTGGCAAGGTCGCGGTTGATGCTGGCGTTTGTTACGTGGTTTTGCCGGTGGCTGATGAAGTCGGCGATCCGGTCGGGGAAGTCGGGGTCCGTAAGGCGATAACGCTTGAAGCCATGCGCTTCCAGCTGGGCAATGCTGTTTTCATACATGCGGCATGTGGCGCTCTTGATGCGGTTGTATGTGCTCCGGAGTTTTTCGACGGCGCTATGCCAAGGTATATCAGCTTTGATGTCGAAAAAGCGGTTCTCGCGGATCTGCACTTTGCGCTTGGAGACGGCATCGTCCGCATCCATGGCACGCGGGGAGACCGCTTCGACGTACTTCACGCCTTCGGTCTGGTAGCTGATGTACCAGTTCTTTGAGTAGTACATTTCTGTACCGCAGCGCGGGCATGGCTTGTTGACTTTGCCGGGCTTTGGTTCGTTATGACGGTAGCCGCAGGCGCGGCAGCGCTCTACTTTGTAACGGGCCATAGACTACTCCTTCTGCTTTCTGCGTTTGTGCGCGGTCTTTCTGGATGCGCGGAGTTTTACGGTGTGTTCGTCGATCCGCACGCCGCAGGCTGCGGCAATGAGATCGAGGTGGTCGGCGATGGTTTTGAGGTGTTCCGGCCGGCGATCCTTGATTGCCTGCACGGCGGCAAGCAGCGCCCTATCTGCGGTGCTCAGCCGCTCGCTCGCATCGTCCGCTGCCAGCAGCTGATGAAAATCGGTGTCTCCACAGTCAATGAGCATTTGGCGGATTTGCGCCGGCGTGAAGTCGAGATGTTTGGCTAGCAGCATCAGGATCGGGGCGCTGGCGGGCCGCGCGTTGTAGATGTGTGCGCGGATGGTTTCGGCTGAGAGTTTGCAGCCGGTGCGCTTCTTGAAGTCCTGCAGGGTGTGGTAGTGCGCTAAAAAGCGCTCTTGCAGCAGACGGTAAACCTTTGCCGTTTTGTCCATGGTGCTCCCTCCCAATATCACTATAGAACACTTTACGGCATTTGTCAACAATTTTTTAGATAATTACTATCTAGTTGAAATATGGGAATATCGAAAGCATAATTGGGCCGATGGCAGCCTTGCTGAAGCTTACTGGCTTTATTTTTTGAACGATAGGCTTGAGCAATGGGGACGTCCTGGAGACTGGAGCAAAGAGGCTGATCGTATATATGAAGTGAGGTTTCGATAACAGGCTGTTCTGCGCCCTAAAGATGTGTGTTGAGTAGATATGAGAGATTTCGCTGGATATGCCTCAACGATATCTGGCAGAGGCACGTCTTGATTTTATCACAACTGGTACAATTTATCTTTGCGAGTGCATTAACCAATAGTGCTTTCAAATCGGTTCTTTTACAGGGTGATTGCTCCGCGCAATCACCGAAGAGTTCAAGCTGACCGTTTGCCTCTCTTTTGCCCCGTCTGCCGCGCCCGCGCGTGAACTGAAGGATTTTGGTCATGCGCCTCAGCCCGGCGCGATTTTTCATGTTCTACGGTATACCTCGTGTAGCGGTCGATTTCGTCGGCAAGCCCGAGCTGCCGGGCCTCGCGATACAACAGCAGGTGCTGCATTTCCTGGTCGTTTTCGGCTATGGGTGTCGAAGGTTCAATATAGAACTCGTAAGGGCGGACTTTTAGAGCCGTACAGAGTTTTTCGAGCCATAGTTTTCCGACCCCTGCATGTCCGTTTTCCCATGCGCTGATCTTACTTTTATCAATACCAATCATGTCCGCCAATGCCTGTTGCGATAAGGCGTACTGCTCGCGGAGTCGGCGCAGGTTGGCTGCTATCAATTGGTCTAAGGCTCGCATGTAATATGGTAGCCGAGTTATCGCGTTTGGACAATTACTCATTATGATCATATTTCTCCCCCTATAATTACTTTTTATAGCAACCAACAATAAAATTAATGTCTTTTTTAGTAATTTTTTATTGCTTTTTAATTACTATTTTCGTATACTCTTAGACATGGACGCGGTACTTGTTACAACGATGCAATCAAGGCTGGGCATGGGGCGGGCGCTTTCTCCCTCCAGAGGGTGCACCGCGTCCACGTTGCATCTTTCCAAAATCGTTCCGTCTCATGCCCTTATTTTCATGGACTGCGCTGGCGATGACCAGCGTTTTATTTTTTTTGCCTCGATGCTCCTGGCGTTTTTCGGCGTTTTCGGGCGTTTCGGGGCGTTTTTTTCTGGCAACAGGAGGGAAGCATGAATAAGCATTTGTTGAAGCTGAAGGAAAAGCATTACTCCAACGAGGAAGTGGCTGAGCTGATCCGTGAGATTGTGGGGTGCAGTATGAGTGCGTGCCGCTTGCTGGCGGGGGTGTTGGCTACTATGCCTCAGTGGCGGGTGCATAAGCTGGTGTCGGCGCTGACGGTGATTGCGATGGGGAAACGGTCGTGATTGCTGTGCAGATGACGATTGCGGACATCGAGCTGCAGGAAAAGCAGGCGCGCATCAAGGCGGTGGCGGCGGAGCTGGATCGCCTCTATAAAGGATGCGCGGCCAGCATCGGGCGGAAGCACTTTGCTGCGCTCTGCGATAAATCCTATACGTACATTAACGAAATCCTGAACTCCAATAACGAGCAGGAGGCGAAGCCGTTTCAGGCCGGCATGATTGCGGCGCTCTTGGTGGAAGCGCCGGATGCGTTCTTTACGTCGGTGGTGGGGTATATGTGTGATTTGGCTGATCGGGAGTATCCGCGCAAAAAACGGCCGATGACTGCCGAGGATGAGGTGAAGTTTTTGTGGCGCACGATCAAGGCGCATGGGTTGGAAAAATTGTTCGAGGTGAACCATGGTTGATCAGCCGATGGATGTGATGACGCTGGAGTTTTCGCTGGAGGAGTATCGGGTGATGCAGGTGCTGCTGCTTCATGCGGACCCGGATGAGCTGCCTGCAAGCGCGGGGCAGGTGCTTCGGGACTGTATTATGCCGAAGTTTCAGGTGCGTGTGTATGCCGATCCGCGCTACTGCGAGCGGTGCGGAGGCTGAGGAGGCAAGGCCATGACGGTGGAGCAGGCGGTGATTGATTTGATTATCAAGTATGTGTCAAACGGCATCAGGTCGATTCCGATTCATGAGGTCGAGCAGGCGCATCCGAAGCATCAGCTCAGTGGACGGGCGCGGCTCAGAGGGCTCAGGCTGCGCGGTCTGGTGGCGTACCACCATAACGATAAAACAAATACGTATGTGATTGAAAGCTCGCTCGGGCAGCTGGAACATGCCCGGCGGGAGATTATGATCCCAAGAAATGGCACGCCTCGGGTGTCCGTGCATCAACGACCTCTCCATGGTCAGCCCTCCCCTGCTCCCCTATCGGCCGGCACGGCGAAACGAGCCGAGCCCGAGGCAAACACGCAGGACGGGCTGGGTACAGACCCGGCCTTGCTGGAGGAAATGCGCAGGTTCCGGGAGGCGCTATGAAGGTAGCAGGAAACTGGATAGTGTCTACAGGCGATACGAGGGACGGCGGGGCTGTGGTGAGTGGTGCGGAGGCTCTGGCGCTTGCGCGGATCGTACTTGCTGCCGATGGTCAGCCGAACGCTGATGCGCGGCAACGGGTTTTGATGATTCAGTGGCCGCGTATGGTGGAGCTGGCGCGGCGGATTATTGAGGAGGAATGCTGATGATACAGATACGCTGGTGGGTTGTGCTGATGCTGGCGGTAAGCGGTGCGGCGCTGGGGCTTTTGGCCGGTGCGCTGCTGCTGGATGTGGCGTATGAGAAAGGGCAGAAGATGGCGCTTGAGCAGGTGCGGCAGGAGATCGAGGAGGCGGCGCGCGAAGGGAGGCCGTTTTATCTGGTCGGCTCAAAGGTAAAGCTCACGGCTTCGCCGAGAGCCTACGAGATTGCAGGGGCAGGGGCCGATGTGCCGATCAGAAAGGCGGCGCGGCAATGAAGCTGCTTTCTGATTCGTTTTATTGCGCTACGCTTGTGGGTACGTTGAGCTTCCGGTGCTGTATTCTCCGGCAAAAGCAGGCGGCGGTGCAGGAGTATCTGGACTGCCAAAAATGCAGACGCGGGCTGCGTAATGCGCGGATGTTTCCTGAGTTCGCGGGTGAGTGTAAATCGGTGCGGCGCTGGGCACGCTCCAGGGAGGCTCAGGCTGCTCCGGCTCGGCGCGCGGCAAAGGCTGCAATGAGGCTGAAAACGGCTATGGTGGTATGACACGGGAGGATGAGCTATGTTGGTGATCTGGCCGTATCGCATTCGTTTGTGGGATGAGGAGCATGTCTGGATTGAGCATGCCAGCGGCGAGGGCGGGGCGTTTACGCGCCGTGAGTTTCTGGAGGTGATCGAAAAATTTTATGGGGAGAATTTTTGATATGCGCGTGCGCGTGACGTTTACTGAGATTGAGGGTTGGCCTGAAGTGGAGTTCGATATACCGGAAGGCTGTGAAAGTATTGCTGATGCCGAAAGAAAACGCGATGAGTCCGGAGCTGAGGGATGGGACGCTGTGGCGGTATTTGAACGGGCTATCGCTGATTATTTAGCGGACGGCATAAAGGTGGAGGTGATTCCGGACAAGAAATTATATGTTTCGGAGCCTCTGAAGAAAGGGGGTGCGGCGGATGTTTAACCGGGTGATTCTGATCGGCAATCTGACCAAAGACCCTGACGTGCGCTATACGCCGGGTGGTACGCCGGTTGCGACCGTTGCCATTGCGGTGAATTCGCGCTACAGGCAGGGAGATGAGAGCAAAGAGGAAACGCTTTTTATTGATGCGGTGGTGTTCGGCCGGCAGGCAGAGACGTGCGGGCAGTATCTCAGCAAAGGCCGGCCGGTTCTGGTTGAAGGCCGTCTGCGCGAGCGCCGCTGGGAGCACGAGGGCCAGAAGAAGCAGAAGATGGAAGTGGTGGCGAGTAATGTGCGCTTTCTCTCGCGCAAGGAGAGCACAGGGAGCGGCCAGGGAGAGCAGCCGCCACCCGATGAGATGAGCGATCTGGAGCCGTTCTGATGTACTTGATCGTGCCGGATAGGTGTGAAATGTGCGGGGATCGGATACCTGTATTGCGCGGTCCGTGGCCCGAAAATGTGCGTATGCAGCTGATATGCGATAGCTGCATTGAACAAATTCTGATTGAGGTCTGCTATGGATGAAACAAAACGGTATATGAGGCTGGAGACGGCTGCAAAGCTGTACGACTACGACGTGCGGGTGCTCCGGTTGCGCTGCCTGCGCGGGCAGGTGCCGGGCGCGACGAAGGACGGCAAGGAATGGCGCGTGACGATTGCGGGGATGGATGCGATGATGGAGCGGGGGATTCCGCCTATGCGCCAACGGATATGTCGCAGAAGACGCAGATTGCCGGCGTAGAGCTGATCTGTCAGGCTCGTGCGTGCGCGTATCATGAGCAAGGGTTATGCTCGGTATGGACGATGCTGAGGCCCCTTAGGATCGGCGCGGACGGCCGTTGTATGGGGTTCAAAATGAATAGAATGAATAATCAGAAGGGAGAGATGCGTGAAGACAAAGACGTTTGAGCGGCTGTTTGATGCGGCGGTGGCGCGGGAGCGTGCGACGCTCTGTACTAAGGCGGATGAGTATGCGCGGGGTGATCGGCTCAGTAATTTCAAGCTGGCCGCTGCACGGCAGGAATGCACGCCGGAGCGGGCTCTGGAGGGCATGAACGAGAAGCACCTGACTTCGATCCACGATATGATCAAGGACATTGACCGCGGGATCGTTGCGCCGATCGAGCGGTGGCGGGAGAAGATCGGGGATGCTCGTAACTATCTGCTGCTGCTTGAGGCGCTGGTGGTAGACCGGATCGAGGCTGAGTAATGAGCTGCAAGAATTGTAAGCCGGGTGGTCTGGCTGATGGAGGGTTCAGATGCGAGCGAATAAGGTGGTAGTTCAGATTACTGTTGAAGTGTTGGATATCAATGCCGCTCCTGCGATGATTTATAAAGCAGTGCAGGCTATTGACGATGAGGCTCATTCTGGTGAGTTTATTCAGGCCGACGGCGATACCGTGAGCTGGTATGTGAAGACTGTGCCTGTTACTTTCTGATTAAGGAGATTGAGAGAAGAAAATATTAGATATTGGTTCGCAAAGATATACGCAGGTGCATGTGATGGACGAACCGGGGGCCGGCGGGGCGTGTCATAAATATCGCGTCGGTTCGTCAGTTGAAAATGACGGGGCTCTGGACAAAGCTCTGGTTCAGGTTTTTGCTACGATCAGCTTTCAAAACGGTCCGATCAAGGAAAGTGGCGTAAACGGATGCCATAACGAGGATCTGCTGGCAATCGTGATACATCGGCTGCGGTGCTTTCAATCGGGTCCGTATGCGTGCCGGGAGAATGCATTGGCTCTTACTAAGATTGAGGAAGCGCTGCACTGGCTGAATCATCGTACTTCTGAACGTCAGAGACGCGGCGTAGAAGGGACTCATGCTTTATGAAGATCAATGTCAGAGATTTCAAGGTGAACGAGGAGCGCTCTAATCATATGGTGGTGGCAATGCAGGTGGATTGCTGCCCTATTCAGTCGATCTGCCTTTTCGGGGTTGTAGGATCGGGATCATTAATAACAATGAGTCGTTTCAGACGTATATTTGGGGTCGGGCTGGGCATCTGGAGAAGGTTGGATTGATTACCCAGATGCAGGCCGACCTTGCGTCTCACTGCTGGCGGAATCTGGGCGGCGACGGGCCGACAGACGACAATGATCTTACCTACGGGAGCAAAACCGATTAATTCATGGCGAATCCTCAGGTAGAAAACGGTTTCACAAAGATTGCGAACGAGCTGCTGGAAGCGCTGGCGCGGACGCGCTTTGCCGGGCAGGAGCGGCAGATCATCGATGTGGTGATCCGTAGAACCTATGGGTTCCGGCAGCGAGCGGCCGACATTACTCTTTCGGAGTTTGTGGCAGCAACTGGCATCCGCAAGGCTCGTTGCTGCTCAATAGTTTCGGACCTGATTGATCGGCGCGTTTTGTCGGCTGACGTGAACGGTGACGGGGTGAGGCGTCTGAGTATCCAAAAGGATTACTCACGATGGATTGCTGGGTCAGAGGCAAAACGATGTAATCGCAGCAATATCAATGGGTTAGCAGATGAGCCGTTTCAGATTTCTGAAATGCCCGTTTCAAAAAACTGTAATCGCAGCAATATCAATGGGTTAGCAGATGAGCCGTTTCAGATTTCTGAAATGCCCGTTTCAAAAAACTGTAA